AAATGCATTTAATATCAATTTAAAAATAGTAAGAAAAAAATAATTTAAAATTATAAGAAAAATTTTAATTTTATAAAAACATAAACATTTTTATGAAATTTTCAATATTTTTATGAAAATAATAATATTATTATAATTTTGTTGTTCTAAATCTAAATTACTGCAAATAAATAAATTAAATTTATCTTTTAAATTTGTTTGCGGTGGATATATTATTTCTGATATATTTTTAACAAATTCTTTGAAATTAGTTGTATTAGATAAATATATATTGACAAAAAATAAATTTAAATCATTATATTTTATATATAATACAATACCATTTTTAATCTTATTAAAAGTATATGTTTTTAATGTATTCTTTTCTGGATTTGATTTTTTAATATATATTCTTGTTCTAATATTACTGCCTATAAAATTTATAGTTCTTGTATGATATTTTTCTTCCGCCTTATCTAATAATTCATATCCTAAACTTTCAAAACCATTTCTTAATATATGTTGAAAATGTTTACCTGTTCTTGAAAATCTAGTTGAATTTTGAGTGCACACAATTATTATTAAAGGACTAATAGAAAAAATATTATTAAAATATTCCTTAACTTTTGATACATTATAATTATTTTTATTTTTTTCATCATAATTTATTAATACTATTTTTTTATTAAAATCATTTTTATAATTAAAATCAGTTAATTTATATTTTATGTAACTTTTATTATTAGTTATGGGTTGATTAAAGAAATTTTCTTATATGCTATTATATTTAGAGCTTTGTAATTTGTATTATCAACTTTATATTCATAATAATATATATTATTAAATAAAGTTTCTTTATCATAATTTTGATCGATTGCAATAATTTTTTCTGTACGTATATCTTTTATAGGTGGACATATAAATATAGATAAATAATTTACTATATCTGAATTTACATATGTAATTTTATATTTTATTTTCATATAACCAAAATGAAATATATAACCGAAATATGGAACTATTGATTTTATAGATATATATGGTAGTCTAAATTTAATAATTTTCTCATATAAAGATGTTTCAAAAATATTATATTTATTTGTATTATTATAAAAATTAATATTTATTAAATCTGTAATTTTATTGAGAGTATAATAATAGTCACTATCAAAAGCTCCTGCATTTCTATATGTGCATTTGAATTTAGTATTTAATAATTCTAAAATAATCTTTTCGTCAATATTTTTTAATCCTTTTATTAAAATTAATTGTTCAGCTGTTCCTCTAAAAAATTCTAAAGTCATTATAAATATATATTATATAAAATTTTTTTCAAAAATAAAAATTTAAAAAACATTCATTATACCATTTTATAAATTGTTTAGGAGTTTCTATATTTTTAAATTCATTATGATTTATTAATAATTCTAATTTATTTCTAATTATTGGATCTGGATATAAAATACAAAAATTTATAAAAAAATTATATATTTGATCATACTTATATAATGATAATTTGATAAAATCAATATTTTTTAATAATATTTTTATAGTAAAAAATATTTTATTATTATTTATATCTTTATAGTCACCTTTTAATTTAGAATATTTATATATTTTTTTGTTTAATAAATCATTAACAATATTATGTGTTTCATATACCCATTTTTTTATGTAATTATTATTAATTTTATCTTCATTTATTGGATGTATAAAATTAATAATATCAGAATAATGTCTACTACACATAGTACATGGCAAAATATGTATAAATGTTGTATAAAAAATAAAATAGTTATGTTTTAAATCATTTGTTGATTCTTTTAAATTATTATGAACACTAAAAATATGTAATAAATACCATGTTAATGGACCCCATATTTTTTTACCATATTTCATTTTAATATAAATAAATATAAAATATTCAAAAAAAAATATATTATAATTATAATACATATTTAATATGAATGATACGAAATCTTGCGAACATACCTTCTTTTATTTAATAAATAAATGTATTTTATTATTTAAATATATTGACGCAGCTTATCAAAAAGAAATATTAAATGACATAAAAATATTTATTAATAAGTTACAAGAAATATTTTCAAAAGTTGATTTTAAAAATAGTGAAGAAAAAAAAAATAAGATATTGGAAGTTTTAATACATTTTTTTAAAAAAATTATAGACAATAAAATATATAATTTAATAACTGATAAAAATAAAGATTATATTATATCAGAAATTGATAAAATTTCTCATAACAAAATTAATAATAATATTGCAGAAAAAATATTTAATGATATTAATATTCAAAATGATACTCAAAAAGAAAATAAATATTTAAATGATAGTGATATTGAAAAAATAATAAATAATAAAATAAAAATTATGTTTGGTGAAATAGAAAAAAATATTAAATCATCTTTAAAAGATTATTTTGATCATACACAGTATGTCGAATATGATTTAGATAAAAAGTTTAATACTAAATTAGAATTAAATAATTCTATTATTGAAAATAAAATAAAAGAAATTCTTAAAGATTTAATTAACAATAAAGATAATGGAAATTTAGGAAAAATTATTGATACTAAAATAAATGATATCGAAATAAAACAAAAAATTGATATTCAATTGGATGATAAAATAAAAATATTATCAAATATTTTTAATGAAAATATTAAAAAAATATGTGATAGCTTAACAACCAGAATTGATATTAATGAAAAAGAGTTGTTAAAAATATTTGACGAAAAAATTAATTCAAATAATTTTAATAAAAATAATTTTAATATAGTTTTTGATAAAGATAATAATGAAATAAAATTATTATATTTAAATGAAACAATAACTTCATCAAAAATTAATATAAAGGGTTTAATAGGACCAAAAGGTCCTCAAGGGAATACAGGAGAAAAAGGTGAATCTCCAATTATTAGAAAAATAGAATTTACTGATGATAAAAAACTTAAATTTATTATACAAGAGTCTAGTAATATATATGAAATAATTTCAGACGATATGATGCCATTAGGTCCACAAGGTATACAAGGAATACGTGGAGAATCTGGTAAATCAGTAATAGAATTAAAATGGAATCAAGATAATGTTATGAGATTAGATGATGATAATAATGATAGTTTAGTATTTTTAAAATCATTATGTGTAGGTGATAAAAGTCATTGTATTAAGGATAATTCATTCGCAATTGGAGGTGGTGTTTGTTATCAAAATAATTCATTATCTATAGGAAATAATTCAAAAACATTAGATTCAGATAGTATTGCATTATTCGGATCATGTATTGGAAAAAAAGCATTTTCTTACAGAGCAGATAATGTTGATGAAAATACTATTCAATTTGGTAAAAAAGATAAGTTAAATTATAACATAAGTTCTTATAATATATTATCCAAGGAAATAAATTTTGACTGTGATACATTTAGAATTAAAACAAATAAATATGAAAATGCTAAATTTACAGAAATGGAAGATAGGATTGTATTTTTAGAAAAAAAAATAGTTGATATACTTAAAAAAATTTAAAATATATAAGAAATTTATAAAAATACTATATTTTAATTTAATTTTATAAAAAATAATTAATATTTTTTTCTATATTAAAGATATAAATAAAATGACTGCTTTCATTTTGGATAGAAAAGTCGGAGATCTTAAAACCTGGGAATTATACGTTGGCTTTGTTTTGCTTCAAATCTTGATTGGTATCGCCGTTACCCTCTTAGTTGGTGTCTTTGATGTTGCTGGTATCAGAGGTGCTTTGTCTCAAGTTGTTAGACAAATCGGTGTTGTCACTAATGCTCAACCCCTTCAAAAGTGGGCTAGTCCCATTGCTTCCGAAATCAAGGAAGGCAAATACTTTTAAATTTGTTAGTTAAATATTATATATTATCATAATTTTTATTAAAAATTTTAATAAAAATTAAATTATATTTTTTGATATATATATAAATATTACTGTATACAGCAAAAAAAATGGTTATTGCTAGTGATTTTCATAAGTATGATTAATTTAATTATTTAATCTTTGTTAAGTGATAAAACTAAATAATATCCATGATATCCAATAGAAGCAAACCCTAACATTAACAAAAGTTCAAAATATAATCTAGCAGTTTTATCATTATTGTAACCAATATATATCAATAATGGACCTACTAAAAGTATATGGATTAAACTTATGTAACAACTTTCTTTTTTTATTATATGTTTATAAGCATTAAACATATGATATAATATTACTATTATACCTAATATAAGTAATATTGGAAACATTAATTTAGGTATATTTGTTCTTTTTATACCTACATATAAAAATAATCCACCAATAATTAGTATGTGAAATAAATGCACTAAAGATTCTTTATTCATTATTACATTAATAAAATATTTTTATTTATAAATAATATTTATAAAAGATTTTAATTTGTAAACTCCGGAGTATAGTTCTTTATCTGCACTTCGTTCCGATAAATTCATTGTAAAAAACATTAAAAATAGTGTTTTTAAAATTCTATGCACAACCTCCAATCTCAAATGGTTTTCTACTAACATCGGCTTGGATAGTTGATTGTAACCAGGGAGAAACTTTGATTTGGGGACATGGAGGCTCAGATCTCAACTGTAGATTTGCATTTCTGAGTGTTTGACCAACTGTATTAATACCAATATTATAACCAGCTTGTAAAAAACTTCTATCTTTCAACGAACCTTCTCCAGAAGGATTAACTTGTGCCCAAAGACTTGATTCATCTTGTGGAAGTAAATCTTGTGCGCTCAATTGTTCTTTAGGAAAAGACGTTAAATTTCTTTCAACGCCATAACTAGGATCTTGACTAAAATGTTCCATATTATTTTCACCAACTATATTACCTTTAGGTAACATAGATATTTTATTCATAACTGGATTTTCAAGTCCAGATGCTTTACCTTCTATATTATTCTTTACATTATTGATTTTACTATATTCATCACTTTCTTGATTAACTTGTTTGAAATTTTCAGTTGCAGAATTTTGAGAATTATTCATTTTTTGAACAGGCATATGCATAGAAACATTATTAGATTTAGAGTTATTTGTATATAAATAATAAATTAAATAAGCAATTCCAATTACAATTAAAATAATTAATATATTTCTTAACATATTGTTAGAATCTGAAATATCTACACTTTTTGTCATTATATATTAATTACTAATAAAAAAAAATTTATCATAATACTAAATATTATTTTTTATAAAAATTATTAAGTAAAAATTATTTTTTTACTATGTTTTTTTATAGGTTGTTCTATTCTATTTGAAATTCTATTTGATTTATTTTCTAATATCTTTTCATTAATGCTCTTTTTATTATTTTTTTCTTTAGATTTTTTACTTTTAATTGATTCTTTTTTTTCTATAATTTGTTCTTCTAAAACTGTTTTAGAAAATAGTTCTTTATCTACAGATAATTTTACTGTATCATTTACTGTATCATTTGCTGTATCATTTACTTCAACTATACTAATATCTTCTATGTTAGTTGCATCTACGTTAGTTGCATCTACATTAGTTGCATCTACGTTAGTTGCATCTACGTTAGTTGCATCTACGTTAGTTGCTTCTACATTAGTTGCTTCTACGTTAGTTGCTTCTAAGTTAGTTGCTTCTAAGTTAGTTGCTTCTAAGTTAGTTGCTTCTAAGTTAGTTGCTTCTAATTCGATTGTTTCATTATTATCTAATAAATTAGATACTTTTTCAATAAATTCGTTATTATTTAAATATTCTTCACAACTTTGTAATTGATTAAATTTTTCTTGTGTAATAAAATCTTCTAATTCCCATTCTTCTGTTATATAATCATTTGATACTTTTAATCCTTTAAATACTACATTACATAAAATATAATCTTCTGTAGTAAGAGTATTTACCATACTTTCAATTTCTTTATTATTTGGAATTGATATTCTTATAAATTCATTATCTTTTTGTTGATCAATCGGACGTCTAACTTTAATATCTAAACCAATATCATCAAATTCAGTATTAAACCATTCTAAACTATGTTTTTTAATTTTTTCTTGAGAAATTTCATGAATTTTATTTACTATTAATAAAAAATCACCAATTTGACCATTAAAATCTAAATCATCATTTGTTTCAAGAATAATATATTTCTTTGCAATAGTTTTCTTTTTATTTAATGTTACATGCATAGGTTTTAATACTTTTAAAAAAGGTGTTTGACACTTAAAATTTTTTCCTTCATTATCTTTAACATGAACAAATCTTTGACTTAAAACAAAATTATATTTTAATTGATCTAAATGATTTATTTCTTCCTTATTAAATCTTTCATAATTATTATCTTCAATATACATTTTTATTAATTATAAATAAAAAATTTTTATTTTAAAAACGCAATATACAATAATTATATTAATACAAATATTTTTGTTGTATATACAGTCAATCCACATTTATTTTTTTCTTTTTTATCTGTTCTATAATCCCATAAACCATTTATTTCTAAATTTAGTTTTAAATATGATTGTTTAGGAAGATCATAAATTGTTTTTAAATAATTATTTTCTTTATCTTGATATTCTATATCTGTTAATATTCTATCTTTCATTGTTTTTAGTCTAACTTCTAATACATCACATTTATTATTTCTTTTTCTAATAATACTTTTAAATTCATCATCTGTAATATTTAATTTTTTTTTTATCAAATTTTCAATATGTAAAATAACTTTTTTAAAATGAATTATTTCACTATTATTATTTTCATCTAGTTCTAATCTCAATAATTGTTTATTATATTCTGTATCAATACCAAATGGAGCTAATAATTTAGGACAATTAAATTTTAAAATAGTACCATCATGATATATTTGAAATATATTTTCACATATTTTCTTAAGTTCTATTTTATTTATATCTAATTTCATTATTTATATATAATATTTATATTGAGTTTATATAACGGAATTATTATATATTCTTTTTTAGAAGATGTCTACACTAAAAAGTAATTTTGTTAATGAAATTATAGATATTGTTATAACAGAAGTATCAAAAGATGAAACCAAAAAAAAAATTAATACATATATTGTTGAACCTAGTTTTACATATATTTTTGATAGATTATATCCTTATTTAATATTAACATTAGTTGTATTTGTTTTAATATTATTAATGGCAATAATAATTATTATTATATTGGTTAAAAATTATAAATATTCTATGTAGTAAAGTTAAGGTAAAAGATAAGATGCAATTTCACATAACTCTGTCGAAAAATAATCTGTCATAGATTCTAAATCTTCAATATAATGAACATCTTCAATTAAATCGTGTAATATTATTACTGACTTACGCTCTTGCCAAATTCTTTCTGTATATAGATACACATCTTCAAAGTATCTATCGATAATTCTATAGAAATTGAGTGAAAATTCGATATCTTTTGAATAACACTGAAGATAATATATTTTTTCATCTTTATGAATAAAATATACAAGCTTAATATGACAAAAAGTATCGCGTGTTATGAGATCATTTTGCGCTCTATATTGTATTGTCAAACCATCTGGATTTGAAAATGATCCGTCAAATGTGAAATCCAAGTTTGGTAATCCAACTGATGTTAGGATTGTTACACCTGAATCTCCATAAGCTCTTGGTGCACCTTGTATAAATTCATCAGGTCGTTCATGTGTTTCCATATATGCTATCATATATTGGAAAAATCCAGGAAGGTTAAGACTCATCAAGAATCTGATAAATTCGTTTGTATTATGTTTAAAATGCATCCTAAATTTAGAATTTATTATGTAGGAATGCCAATACATGTAATTCCCGCATAATGGATTAAATTCACCTTTTGGAATATTCGAAAGATCTACTAGTGTACTCATTTCTAAAAATTATGATATATAAAAGTATATTTTATGTATAACTTTTAAATCATCATTTTTTTTACTATGTAATAAAAATAATTACTAAATCTTCCAGTTTACTACATATTTATCTACTCAAAAAATTATAATACTCCCGTAAAAACTACAATGAATTTATGCATAGATAATGAACTATAGCCCGGAGTTTACGAAGGAAAATACCTATAAAAGGTGTTTTTTTTGATAGGCTTGAACATTTTATGTAGTAAACTGGAGCTTTAGCGTAAGTTTAAAGTTATTTTCCGTAGTTTACGAAGGAAAACACAATTTTAATCTGAGTTGACTATAATATATATTATTAAACTTCATAAAATACATTAGTATCACTAATAGATTCTATAATATTATTCACATTATTATGTATTTTTCTTAGTGTATAGTATTGTGTAAACATATCATTTAATGTAAATAATAGTAAATTTATTTTTTCTATATCTAATTTATCAATATCATAGCTTCTCCAATTTAATAAATTCATTGAAGAATGATATTTATAGAATGATATTGCATAATAGATATATTTTTCTATATCTTCTTTTGTTATTTGAGCAAAATCAATTTTTTTCATATTTTGAAATTTTTCATTTGTTTCAATAATTTCACTTTCAAATATAATTAAATTATTAGTTTGAACTAAATTTGATAAAATATATTCTTCATATTGATTAAATATCCTTCCATTATCAATATAAAAATCAGATACATATATAATATTATTTTGATATTTTTTATATGGTAGTTCAAAAATAAATGTATCAAATGTATATTCTCTAAATGTTATATTATTTACTTCACAAAAAATTTTACAAAAATCTTTTTTAAAACATGTTTTATGTCCATTTAATAATATAGGTCTTTTTTCATTACTATTAATTAAATCCATTAATTGTTTATATTCATATTTTCTATTCATAAAATTTTTATACTTGGGTAATATCATTGCATTACTCAAATGTAAAAAGTATAATATAATGAAAAAACATAGATTTTCAATGTTAAACATTTTTGCGGAGCCTTAGCTTGAGATAATGAAGAAAAATACCCTTTATTAAAAATATTATTCAATTTTTTTCAAATAATCACATGCAATTTTTATTATTTTTTTTTGTTCTAAATCACTTTTTTTATTCCAAAATGCTACCATGCGAGATGTTGAATAATTTTTAGATAAATATGCTTTATGATTATTAATAAAATTATAATATAATGCATCTAATATTTTACACCATGTACCTTTTTTATAATCACTCATTTTTAATATATAATTAGATGACGAAAAATAAGGACGCGTCATTATTAATCCTCCATCAGCATATTGAGACATACTGTATACATTAGGTACCATAACCCATTCATATGCATCAATTGTCCATTCCATAAATATTTCATATACATCTTTAGGATCAACCATACATAATAACATATAATTACCTAAATACATTAACCTTTCAATATGATGAGCATATGAATATTGATTTATTTTATTGATAATATTATCAATCGGTAAAATATTAGTTTTTCCAGTCCACATTAATTTTTTATTGAGTTTATTAGTATGTTTAAAAAAATTCATATTAGATATTTTATTTCCTTCCAATAAATATATTGTATACATATAATTTCTCCAACCAATAATTTGACGAATAAAACCTTCAAATGAATTTATCGAAATTTTATTTTGATATTTTAAAGTCATATCAATGACTTCTCTATCTGTTAATAAACCAATATTCATCATTGGTGATAATACAGAATGAAATAAAAATGGGTCTTTATCAGATACGGCATCTTCATATAAACCAAAGTTTTCAAATTTACTTTTTAAAAAATTGTGTAACCATTTTATTGAATCTTCATGTGTAATTGGATATATAAAATTATCTAAACTACCATAATTATCTGGAAAATGTTGTGTAACATATTTTTTTGCTTCTATTATGTATTCAGTATATTTTGATTTTTGTTCAATTATTTTAGGTAAGTTAATATCTTTAGGTAATTTTTTACGATTATCTTCATCAAATGACCATTTTCCTCCTGTAGGTTTCCCATCTTTCTCTATTAATATATTAAGTCTTATACGTGTCCATTTATAAAAATTTTGATGATTATATTTTTTACCATTATAGAATTTATTTATATTTTCTCTTAATAATTGCTCATTTACTAAAAAATTTGGTGTTTGTAAAATATTTAAATTAGGTATATATTTTAATAATTTATTTTTTAATACATTATCACATAAATCATATGTTTGAACATTTATTTTATTTATTTTTTTATAATCTTCATTAAATTGAATATAATGTACATCTATTTTATTTAATTTTAAATAATCAAAATAATATTTCATTGTTGCTCGATGATATGCTAATTTTAATTTATGATATTTAAAATCTATAAAAAAACGTGAATCCTCTATTAAATATACCTTTTTATCTCTTAATAAATCGATATTTGAAAAAAGATGTATTGGAAATAATAAAAAACTATTCATATTTTTAATTTAGATAATATAAAAAAAACGAAATTTAATTAAAAAATATAATAATATAATATAAATGAAAATTTTATTTGAAGCTGAAGTAGATATAACTGAAATAAGTCCAAATTATTTTTGCACTGATCAAACAAATACAAGTCAAGTATTAATTTCTAGAAATTATTATGATTCTATAGAATTAAAGCTATATGTGCCAAATACTAATATTTCAATAGGAACTTGTTTATATGGTTCTGTAAATTGTCAAAAATCAATTGATAGTTCAAATATAACTCAAAATATATGGCTTGGATTTTCGGTAAATTATGAAGGAAATGTAGGAACATTTGTAATAAATGGTATGGTTATAAATAACGATTTTTTTTCAGTTCCAAATATATCTGCAATTTTATCTGTATCTGGCGTTTTTATTACATGTATGGATAATCATGTTTATACGACTTTATCTGAAAAAAATCCTAACCGTATTTTATTTATTATGTATAGTGATGAGTAAACTTTCACATTTATTATATTTTTTATAATATTATTATAAAAAATATTGACATACGCTTTCTACAGGGATCGAACCTGTGACCTTCTGGTTAACAGCCAGATGCTCTACCGACTGAGCTAAGAAAGCTTCATAATATATAATATTACTATCTCTTTAAGTAGTTTTAATTTATGATATTATTTTATATATATTTCGGAATTTATGAAAGAAATATGTAGTAAACTGGAGCCTTAGCGTAAGTTTATATGTAGTAAACTGGAGCTTTAGTATAAGTTTAAGATTATTTTCCGAAATGTATGTGAAGGGAAATATGTAGTAAACTGGAGCTTTAGTATAAGTTTAAGGATATACTCCGGAGTTTACAAAGGAAAATACAGAAAAATCTTAACCGTATTTTATTTATTATGTATAGTGATAAGTAAATATCAAAGAACTTTCATATTTATTATATTTTTTATAATAATATTATAAAAAATATTGATATACGCTTTCTACAGGGATCGAACCTGTGACCTTCTGGTTAACAGCCAGATGCTCTACCGACTGAGCTAAGAAAGCTTCATAATATATAATATTACTATCTCTTTAAGTAGTTTTAATTTAAGACATTATTTTATATATATTTCGGAATTTACAGAAAAGAACCGGAATGCAATGGAGGTTCATCGCTATACTCCGGAGTTTACGAAGGAAAATTTATGGTGTTTACTTTATAATAGATTTTATAGAAAATTATGTAAAATCATGATTTGGTTTATTTATTTAGTTTTTTTACCAAATAAAACTTGGTAAATACTAACTAAATTTATTTCCGGTGATAATATTATTGTATCAAAACAATCTCTATGTAAAACATGCATATCTTTGTATTTATCATTGCAATATTTATCCATAATATTCCAACCTATGTACATAAGATATATTTCCATATTACGATCCATAGTATAAGTCATGTTATTACAACTTATTGACAAAATGTTGAATTCCTTCATCATATAATTAACAGAGTATCTTGCATATCGGATTAACATACCATGTATAATGATATTTTCAATCCAATTAGACACTGTATTGGATTTATTTAATATATAATCCAATAATTTGAGCGTTTCAGGATCAAAGTACATTATTAATGTACGAAACATGAATTTAAGATGACAAACGTGATTATCCATTGTAGTCTTATTTTTTTTATATATAATTTAGTATATTATACAATAAATTTTTAGTCATCAATTTTTTATATAAAGATGTATTCGATATGAAATCTATGTTTCCTCACTATACAAGCCTTTTTTATATATTTCAATTATTTCTTTTCTCATACTTTTATAATCTGCAATTGGTTTAGGATAATCAATATGAGGATATTTTTTATATGCTTCATGCCAATTTACAATATCTTTTACCGGAACATCTTTTAGTTGAGGTACCCATTTTTTTATATATATACATTGAGAATCAAAATTTTCAGTTTGTCTTTCAATAGACATTATTCTAAAAAAAGGTTGTGAATCTGCACCTGATCCAGAACTCCATTGCCAGTTTCCATTGTTTACTGATGGATCATAGTCTATTAGTTTAGTTGCAAAATATTTCTCACCCATATTCCAATTACAGTTTATAATTTTAATTAATATATTACTTGTTATTAAACGTGCTCTATTGTGCATAAATCCAGTTTCATTCATTTCTCTCATTCCAGCATCTACAATAGGAAAACCAGTTTTACCATCACACCATGCTTTAAATTTTATTGGATTATTTTCCCATTTTATTTTATCATATTGTTCTTTTAATGAATGACCTTCTAATATACGTGGATTGTAATAAACTAAATAATAATAAAATTCACGCCAAAGTAACTGGCTTATTAAACCATTATCTTTACCTAGTTTATTTAAAAATGCATGATATACTTCCCTTATCGATACTAAACCGAACTTTATATATGCCGATAAATTTGTTGTAGGTTGTGTTAATATATTTCGTGTTAAATCATAATTTTTAAATTTATCAATATTATCCAATATTTTAAGAGCATTTTCACGACTACTAATTAATGCTAATTGCGGATTTTTACTATAATTAGTTAATTTTTCTAATTTGTAAACAAAACTTATTTTATCAAATTTATTACTTTTGTAATTGATATATTGTGCTTGTTTAACAGTAAATTTAAAAGCATTAAGTTTAAATGGTGTAAATTTTTGATATTCTTTACCATCTGTTTTAAGATAAGTTCCAATATTATTTAGTAAGTAATCTTCTTTTGTGAAACAATTTATATTATTAATTTTACAAAAATCAATTATTTCTTTATCCCTTTTTTGCGCATAATTTGTATAATCCATATTAAAATAAATCGAATTATATTTATATTTTTTAAATAAATCAGTTAATACTTCTATATTTTCACCATAATAATAATGTATTTGTGAATTATATTTTTCTTTAAGCTCTTTATCTAAACTATTTAATGATTCTAACATAAATTGAAAACAGTTTGATGAAAAATATTTATTTTTACTTGTTATTTGTTCAGGTGTAAAAATAAATATTAATAATATTTTATCAGAGTTTTTATAACAGTCTATAAATGATACATTATCATCTAAACGGAAATCCCTTCTAAAAATAAAAATAGATTTTTTCATTATTATACTCTTCTTAGAAAAAATTTCTACTAAAAAAAATATTTTTATTTATCACTTTCTACTATTGTTAATTTTGCTTTTAATATTTCTTCAAACATATCATTTTTCAAATTTTTTTCATATATATGATTCATATTAATTTGATATATATTATTTTCTTCATGAACATTACCAAGATTAATTATTATAAATCTCAATTTATCGGAAATAGGGTTTTTATTTAAATAATTATAATATTTATCTAAATCATCAAAAACATGACAATTTGGTAATATTTTTGATAATTGTAGATTTTGAACAAAATTAGAATCATTTATAGGATCAAACCCTTTTATTATAAAAGAAGAATATACAGCAGCATATAAATTATTCACATAAATTGTAATTGTCATTGGAATATCAATATGATTAAATAAATAAAATAAATTATTTGCAGAAAATAATGCACCTCCATCTCCTTCAAATACCCAAACATGTTTTTTTGTTGCATAATAAATACCTAAACCATTTGCTATACCAACACCTATTGAAGCCCAATTACTATCACTTTCAAAACAATTTGATTTGGTAAAATTCATATATTTCCCAATGGCATACCAGTGATTTCCAACACCTGTTGTAACAGGTACATCTAATTTATGATTCATATGTACTAATGAAGCTTTATGTGCATATTTTTCAAGTAAACTAATACTTGGTAAATTAATTAATAGTTTTTGATTACTTATCTTTAATGTATTAAACCATTCATTATTTACTTTAATTGATAATTTATCTAAAATTGTTTTAAAATTTAAAAATACAAATATTTTTGTATTTGATAATTTATTTTTTTTTTTGTAATCTATTATATATAAATTCTTTTTTTTAGTTATAAAAGGAATTGAAAACATATCATAATGATATTCTTTTCCATTATATTTAAGGTCTTCTATCATATTACCAATTAACAATATATTGTCACAATTATATAATGCATAATTTGCTGAATGATTACCAATTGATCCAATTCTGCCACAATATAATCCTGTATTATAAATTGTTCTTGCTTTCCACGTAGTTACATATGGTAGATTATTTCTTTTTAAAAAATTTTGTATAGTTTTATCATATTTTCTATGATTTGTTTTACCTAAAATTACCAACAATTTTGTATTATTTATTATTGATAGTTCTTTAATTGTTTTATTTAAAATTAATTTATTTGAAACAAATGTATTTTCCTTCGTAAAATGATGACTAATCTTCATTTCTGTATTTTCTTTTGGTATTTTTAATTTATTACACTTATATAATAAAATATCAACATCTATTGTTAAAATAACAGCAGTATTATATATTTTAGCAATATTATATGAAAGTATTAATTTTTGTAATAATTCATTTGATTTTTTTACATGAAATGAATATTTAACAATTTGTTTTGATATTTTTTCAATATTCCAATGTTGAAAATCTACATTTTTTTTCTTTTCAAACCCAGTAATAACTAATAAAGGTTTATCTTCACATTCTGCATTTTTAATTGAACTAAGTGCAGTTGCTATTCCGGGCCCTGTTCCTAAACAGAGAATACCAACATTATTAGAATAACTACCATATACCTGACTTACAAATCCATTTTGAAGTTCATTTCCTACATTTATCCATTCTATTTCTTTTGGAATATAATTTAAAATATTATCAATACTGGAACTTGGTAATCCAAAAATTTTATTCACATTTTTACTTAAAAGAAAGTCCCAAATCAAGTTTGAATAAATATATTCTTTTTTCATATTTAATATATATATTCTCAAGAAAAATATTTGACTAAAATATTTGATAATATGATATTTTCCTTCATAAACTGAAGAAAATAATTCTTTATATACATATAAATTCATTGTAAACTGTAATATATTTTATGGAAAGATAAACTAGAACAAATGTGTAAGTTCTTCGATACCAAGGAATTTTAATATTTATTAAATATATATGAAAAATAAAGAAATTGAAAATATAATTCAAAATTTTAAATATAAAAATGGTATATACTTTTATCCAAAAGAATTAGAATTTAAAAATACAGATTCAAATATTATGAATGCTGCTCATTTATTAAATGAATCACTTAATCAAAATATAATTGAACCATCTGATTTTCTTGAAAAATTTAGAAAAAATATGGATAATTATTTTTTAGTTAAAAATCCAGATCTTAAAGATGAATATTATAATTTACTTAATACTAATAAATCAAATGGAAAAAAATTAAAATGGAATATTTTATTTTGTGAACCAAATCATATTTTTAGCTTACATATTCATCCAAATATTGAGTATGAATATAGTCCATCTTTAAAATATTCATTGGGTGAATATAGATATAAAACTCAAGTAAATAAAAACACAAATATAAAAGATCTTACTAAAAAAGATTTTGCGTTTAAAAAAAATAAAGTTATTATTAATCCTGTTAACTCTATGCATGTTAGTTATAGCACAAATAACTATAGTATATCTCTTATTTTATGGAGTGGTGAACATATTAAATTTACGCCACAAAAAAGTCCGAAATTTTTGAAAAAAGTTACATTTTAAATTTTTTTATTTCTCTTCTTAAATGAGAACCTTATCATAAGTTTAAGGTTATTTTTTGGATTTATATAAATTTATATTTGAAAGTATTTTTTTATATTTAGGAGAAAAATTTGTATCTTTTGATAAGCATGTTATTATAACATTTAATATGCATTTAATTTTTTCATCTTCATCTGTTAAATTTGTATATTTTTCAAATAATTCATCAATAATTACATTAAATTGATTACCAAACATATCTTTTAATCCTTTCATACATTTTTTTTTAGCTATTTGATATTTACTTTTTACATTTAAACAATTATAAAATAAATTGTATTTTTTTTTAATATTTTCTTTATATTTTTTAAAAGATTCATTATTAATAATTGAAGAATTTTTTTCTTTAATAGATTTATTGGAACCATTTATATCATTATTTTTCAAACTTTTTGTTTTAATTAAATTGGTAATACCACTTGAGACAAAACTTGAATATTTTTTTTTATATATATTTGTAAAATTAAAATTATTTTGTTTTCTAGTATTTGGTTGTATTAATTTGGGTTTTATTCTATTTAAACGTTTAATTGGGTTTTCATTATAGTATTGTTTATTTGATTTATGTGTATTGGTATTAGTATTGGTATTGGTATTAGTATTGGTTGATTTTTTCCTATTAGATTGACTACCTTTATTAGTGGTATAAATATTTTGTAAATTAAAGATAATATTTTCATCTGTTGATATAGGTATTTGTTGTATTGGATTATTTTCATTATATTGTTCTTTAGAACTATTATAAATATTAGTTAAATTAAAATTATTTTGTTTTCTACCTTTATTAGTATTATTATCTGTTGATATAGGTATTTGTTGTATTGGATTATTTCCATTATATTGTTCTTTAGAACTATTATAAATATTAGTTAAATTATTTTGTTTTCTACCTTTATTAGTGTTATTATCTGTTGATATAGGTATTTGTTGTACTGATTTATGCTTCTTTGAATTATTTCTATTATATTTTTCTTCAAACTTATTATTCATATTTGTTGATTTATGTTGTCTAATACTATACTTTTTATTTATTTTTGAATTTTTATTATTATTATTATTATTCGGATAATTATTTAATGGATCGGAAAGGATATATTCGTATAAATTTTTTAAACGCGAAAGCATTAATATATTATAACTTTATATATTTTTTTGTATTTTATAGATAAAATTAAAATCTAATCAATTTATTGTCATAACACATTTTTAAACCTAAAATAATAATAATAATTATTAATATTATTATAATATTCCATAATGTTTTATTTTCTACTTCATTTTTTTCCTTTATTTTTTTAACTTTTTTATTTTTCTTAGTTTTTTTTTCTTCAGCTGATATTGTTTCTATTTTTACACTTTCATCATCTGGAGCTTTTTCACGTATATATATTGGTTTTTCTACAATAATTTCTCGTGGTTGATCATCATAGTATGGCCCTTCATCATCCCAATAATTTACACTAACATTTGGTATATTATCAATAAAATATCCACCACCATAACCACCATATCCTCCATTATAATATGGACCCCATCCACCGCCACCATGATATCCGCCGCCACCATGATGTCCACCGCCACCATGATGTCCACCTCCATGTCCATAACCTCCTCTACCCATTCCACCACCACCTCCTCCTCTACCCATTCCACCACCTCCTCCTCCTCCTCTACCCATTCCACCACCCATTCCACCACCACCTCCTCCGCCACCACCACCGCCTCCACCACCATGAAATTTTTCTATACTGTTATCTGTTTGCAATTCTTTTTTTTTCATTATTGGTGCCTTAATATCATCTGATAAATCTTGTTGGTCAAAATATTTTTGCTGATTAAATTGTGATGGACCATTATAGTCTTCGATATAAGGTGGTGAATTAAAAACATAATCTAATTGTGCACCTTGGATTAATGCCATTATATAAATATAAGATATATATTTATTTTTTATTTATTTATAAAAAAAGATTATTGAACATAATAATACAATTAAAATAAATACCATTAAAAAGTTTTTCTTTTTAGGTTCAGTATTAGTATTATTATCGAAATATTCCTTATGACTAACATCACTTTCAATTAACAAATCAGGTGATGGATATGTGGGATGTTGATAAACAACATATTCAAATATATTATTATTTATAGTATTAGCAATTTTATTATTTAATTTATATGTATCTGATATTACTACATCTCTCGGTTGAGGTTTATTTGAATATTCATTAGATATTGGAACATCAAAATATCCATTATTTACAACAGAAGCTCCTTCATATACATTCATTATATATAATATATATTTATAAAAAAATTTTTACTGAATATATTTTATTAAGTATAATAAAATATATTATAAAGAAAAGAATCGTAGCTTTAGTGTATTTTCCTTCGTAAACTCCGGAGTATAGCGATGAACCTTCATTGCATTCCGGTTCTTTTCTGTATTTTCCTTCGTAAACTCCGGAGTATAGCGATAAACCTTCATTGCATTCCGGTTCTTTTCTGTAGATTCATCGCTATTTTCGGTAGAGCTATTCTCGAAGGAAAATATACAAAAATAAAAAAATTGAATTATAATATTTATATATCATAATTAAACTTCAAAAAAATATATGACTTGCATATTCATTGTATTTTCTTTC